AAGCAAAAACATTTAAGTCTCGTTTAAGTAAAGAAAATCAAGAAGTTTCAATTCGTCTTTATTATGATGAGCGTGGACTTGATCGGTATTATGGATTATTGGAACTTGGTCAACTTGGTGGATTATGGGAAAATAAAGCAGGTCGTTATGAAATTGATGGGAAGAAAATTTATGGGAAGCAAATACTAGCAAATCCAGAAGAATATTTTACAGATGAAGTGATGCAACAATTAGATGAAATTGCAAAAAAAGAATTTAGTTATGGTAATTGAACTGAATAATGGAAAAGGTTGAAACAACAATTCTAAGGAATTTGGTATTTAATGATGAATACACAAGAAAAGTACTACCATATATTAAGCCAGAATATTTTCAGGATTATTCACAAAAAGTAGTATTTTCTGAGATATGTTCTTTTGTTTCTAAGTACAATGAACTTGCTTCTAAAGAAGCTTTGCTCATTGAAATCGAAAATAGAACTGATTTAAATGAAGCTTCGTATAAAGATGTTACCTCTATTATTGACTTATTAGACGATTCTCCAGTAGAGCTTCAATGGTTAGTTGATACCACAGAGAAATGGTGTAGAGACAGAGCAATTTATCTTGCTTTGATGGAGTCAATTCAAATTGCTGATGGCAATGACGAAAAAAGAAATCGTGACTCCATACCTTCTGTTCTTTCGGAGGCTTTAGCAGTAAGTTTCGATAATCATATCGGTCATGATTATCTTCAAGATTATGAAGAACGGTACAAATTTTACCAAAGAAAAGAAGAAAAAATTCCTTTTGATCTAGAATATTTTAATAAAATCACAAAAGGTGGGATATCTAGGAAAACGATGACCATTTTGATGGCATCCACTGGTGTTGGTAAGAGTTTGACTTTGTGTCATATTGCATCATCTACTTTACTTCAGGGGAAAAATGTATTATACATTACTCTTGAAATGTCAGAAGAAAAGATTGCAGAGCGAATCGATGCAAATTTACTTGATGTTGATATTAAAGATTTAGTTGGACTATCTAAATCAATTTTTGATAGTAAAGTATCAAACATCTCAAGAAAGACTCATGGATCGTTAATTATTAAGGAATATCCAACTGCATCTGCTCATGTGGGACATTTTAAGTCTTTACTTAAAGAACTGGAACTTAAGAAGAATTTTATTCCTGATGTTCTTATAGTTGATTACATGAATATCTGTTCTTCTTCTCGTTATAAGAACAATATTTCTGGAAATTCTTATGGGTACATTAAATCAATCGCAGAAGAACTTAGAGGGCTTGCAGTTGAATTCAATGTTCCTTTGGTGACTGCAACTCAAGTCAATCGAAGTGGCATGAACAGTTCTGATATTGATCTTACTGATACATCAGAAAGTATTGGTGGTCCAATGACAGCTGATTTACTTCTTGCGTTGATTTCAACCCAAGAACTTGAAGAACTCAATCAAATCATGGTAAAGCAATTGAAAAATAGATATGCCGACCCAACAATATTCAAGAAGTTTGTTGTTGGAATTGATCGATCGAAAATGCGTCTCTATGATGTGGATCAATCAGCGCAGCAGGACATACTTGACTCTGGGCAGGAAACGGAGTATAATGGTGAGGCGCATCAAACCGACTTGAAACAAAAATTTAGGAGTTTTACATTCTGATGGAAAATAATCAAAAAATTGACAGCCAGAAATACATTGAATTTGTTAGGCAAACTACTAGTCCAGCCAGTTCTGATTTTGCAGCTCTTATGGCTAGAATGTCTGAACTTGAAGCTCATGATGCTGATGTTCCTCGTCTTATGACTGCCGCTTATGGATTGAGTGCTGAAGCTGGGGAATTTACAGAGGTAGTGAAAAAAATTTTTCTACAAGGTAAACCTTACAATGAAGAAAATATTTTCCATATGAAACGGGAGTTGGGAGATTTGTGTTGGTATCTTGCACAAGCTTGTATGGCACTTGATACCAATTTTGATGAAATCTTGGAAATGAATTATGAAAAGTTGAGTGCTCGATATCCAGAAGGAACTTTTGATGTTTACCGTTCCGAAAATCGAGTAGAGGGCGACATCTGATGAAAACCACCACTAAAAAAGTTAGTGTTTCAGATTTAGAGAGGAAGTATCCAAGTTTTTCTGCTGAGTTTGCAAAAAATTGGCGTCCAATACTTAGGAAGGCACTAGCCGAACAAGTAGCAAAGAATCCATCAAGTAAAATTCTCAGGGGAGTAAAGGAAATTACCAGAAATCATTTTACAATTTTGCTTGAGGATTCTGAATTGAATAAAGTGGTTGATATGATATCGAATCGATTCAATTCAAGAAAATTGTCTCCCGAGTGGAACGATTGGAGAGATAAATTACCAAATATATTTCCAGAAAAAAATGTTGGGCTGATCTCATTTGTGGAAGATTTAAACGGAATTCCAGATAAATTTTCCATTCATAAAGTACAAAAAGAGGATTTGTGTTCTATTATAATTCAAAATGGAGATTTTAGAGCAGAATATAATAATGTCCCTAAAGAAATTGCATATACGATTAATTCCGAATTATCTAAATCACTATCTTGAATTATGCCAAAAGAAAAACAACTAACCATAAAACTTAATGCTCTAACCGCATTAGATCTTTTACAAATTTTAGATTCGTCTACATTTGGTTATAGTAAAGAATATGAGCCAGAACGAATTTCAAGACTCAGATCATTGATGTCACAATTGGACCAAGAGCTAGAAAAATTTATTATTTGAATCTCACCTCCTTCGGGAGGTTTTTTAATATAAATAATAAAAAGTTCTAATTGTTACAAATGGAATTATACATCGCTGAGTATTTGGTAGAAAATGGATTTGCAAATGACATGATTTCTGCGTTAAAAATACTTAGAGTCGCTAGCGATGATTGGTATGATCGGTTGTTGGATGAAGCATTAAGTCCAGAAGAAAAAGCTAGAAGAAGAGCAGCATCCCAACAAAGAAGGACAATGTTGGGGATATCACAAACTAATGTAGATCAGTCGGCTCAGATTAGAGCGGGAATAAGAAGTAGGGGGGCATCATCCTCTGGTGGTAGAGTGCAATCAAGAACGATGAATTTGTCAACTCCAGGACAGGGAAGAGAGACTACAGCACAACAGCGGACGGCACAACAAGCGGATGCAATTCTAAGAAGAGATCGATCGACTGGCGTCGGGAAAGAAGTTGAGGCAAGAAGACCAACTGCATCACCAACATTTGTTGGGTCAGGTGGAAGGCAGCCGCTAGCATCGCAGGGGAAACCATTAACCTACGACATCCTCAGAAAGGGCGATCAAATAAAACCAGGTAAACCAGTCATTCAAACCGCAGATGATCCAAATAGAGCAGTCGCTCCAGGAACTAGGTCTACGAGACGAAAGTCCACTAGATATAGTGATGATAGCAACCCACCAAGAGGTTGATTTAAAATAAATAGATAAGAAATTCCACACAAGAATGAAAAAATTTTCGCAATTTATATTAGAATTTCGTGGTTCTAGAGCATCAGAGAAGGCATATCGCCTTGGATTAACTTCTGATGGTCATGGGAACTGGGTGGATAGAAGTGGAAAAGTTGTAGCCCAAACTGTTGGGGGAGACTTAGAGATGGTTCGCAAAAAAAGTCCATCCCCAGAAAAAGCAACACCAGAGCCAAAAGGTCCAGGATCAGCACAGAGAGCCATTGATAAGCCAGCAGCGCCAAAAGAAAGATTAGGGATATCACCACCAAAACAAGAACCAGCACCACAAGAAATTGACAAAGAAGTTCCACTAACTGTTGTATTTGGTAGATTTAATCCACCAACAATTGGTCATGAGAAACTAATCAAAAAAGCAAAGGAAATATCTACTGGTGGAGATTTTAAGATTTATCCATCAAGAACGCAGGATACAAATAAAAATCCATTGGATCCAGCATCTAAAGTTAAGTACATGAAAAAGATGTTTCCAGATTATAAGGAAAATATTGTTAATGACGATAAAATGAAAACAATATTTGATGTATTGGTTGGTGCAAATGAAGATGGGTACAAAAAAGTAAATATTGTAGTTGGAACTGAAAGATTGCCTGAATTTGAAAGATTGGCAAATCAGTATAACGGTCAAATATATTCTTTTGATGAAATCAATGTAGTCCCAGCAGGTCCTAGAGATCCTGATGCTGCTGGACCAACGGGAATGTCAGCATCCAAACTTCGCAAAGCAGCAGTTGATGATAATTATCAGCAATTTAAAACTGGTTTACCTAAGAGAATGAAAGACAAAGATTCTCAGGCGATGTTTTTTGCTGTTCAGCGTGTAATGGTTGGAGATAAAGCACCAAAAGAAGTATCTGAAGTTTGGGAATATGCACCTAAACTAGATTACGAAGAATTGAGAGAGCAATATTACCAAGAGAATATATTTAAAGTTGGTAGTATTGTTGAAAATTTGAATACTGGTTTGGTGGGAAAGGTAACTCGTCGTGGACCAAATTATCTTATTTGCGTCACTGATGATAATATAATGTTCAAATCTTGGATTAAGGATCTTACAGAGTGGACTGATGTTTCTGGTGTTCCTGCAGATCAACGATTAATAGGAACTGATTCTTATAGAGAATATGCTATGAAAATGAGTGATACAAATGAGATTAAAAATTTTATTAAAAAATATAGAAAGAGCGTAAAGAATAAATAACATTATAGGTTTTTACAATTTATAAAAATGTCTGATCGTATCGTAGAAAGTTTAAATGAGATGAAGCAGATTTACCTTGAATCTGTTTCTGGGCAAGTAATTTCCAAAAGAGATGAATATCTTCAGTACATTGAAGAGAAAATGAAAATGAAGAAAAAAGACGAAGAAGAGGTTGAAGATAAAGAAGAGGAAGAAGATGAAGAAGATGAAGATAAAGACGAAGAGGATAAACCAAATAGGTGGTGGGATGATGATGGTGATGGTATAGGATACGAAAAGGGAGAAGTTAGTGGTAAATTCAATAAAAAGAAAAAATCAGTGAAGGAATCATTCTCTGATTGGAGATATGAACTTTATGAAAAAGTTGGTAATGTAGAAGCAGATATTGAAGATCTAAAACAAAGAAAAATAGAAGAAAGATCAGACATTAAAAATAAAATTGATATTAATCCAAATGTTAATATTGGAGAGCAAGTAGAATTATCAGAAGAATATATCGAAGAAGTTGTTGACATTGCTGCTCAGTATTTTTATGAGCAGGGATTGAATGAAGAAGGTCTTGTGATGGTAATTGAAGAACTGGGTTATGATAATTTCCTAGAATGGGTTTTTGAAATCGGACATTCAGTCATTGAGGAGGAGGCAGTTCAGGGCGAACTACTAACTTCAGCTGGAAAGGCCAGAAAAGATCCAAAAATTACAAAGAGACCTGGTGCGGCAACTCCTGTTGGACACATCTCATCTAAAAAAGAGGCTGAGGTGAAAACACCATCTAAGCAATCACCTGGGCAATTAGAACTAAATTTTCGTCCAAAAGTTGAGAGACGGACTAGAAGTCAAGGTAAAGTAAAATCCGGCTCTACTAGAGTTGGTGCTGGACCAAAAATTCAAGCAGATAAAAGAAATAAAGCAGTAGAGACTGCAGCAAAGACTCAACCGAAAGGATTTGAAAACGCAGCCGGTCAAGTCAAAAAATTTGTTACCTCGCCCGATACTCAAGCTAGGCTCAGAGATACTCTCAGTGCCGTAGTGAATAGAGCAAAATCTGATATCGGTAAAACCGGAATGGCTGCAATTCATGCTACTGGTGCTGCCAAGAAAGCAAGACAAAGAGGTGCATCTGGTGTTGGTGCTGCTGGAGCTGCAGCTGGTACATTCCTTCGCGGGTTAATGCGTGGATCCACTGCAACTGGAGTGAGAGAAGAAATTGAATCATTTCTTCTGGAAAAATCAGAAAGTCAACAACAACAAAAACTTTTTGGACTTGCTCTTTCAGTAAAGCGTGGTGAAACTCCAAGATCTGAAGTAAGCCAAGCAGTTCTTGATATTGTGGATGAAATGTCGGAAAAAGAAATTCGCAAGTTTGCTAAAACTCCACATAAAGGTCTACCTAAAAAAGTAGAGGATTAATATGGGAATCACCTTTAATCAATTTCTTTCTAGGATAGATGAGGCCAATATCTCTGGTTCTAGACCTAGGCCAAGAGGCAGAGATATTCTAACTCCACAAGAAAGAGCGAGAGTTAGTACCAGGAGAGACCGAACTCCAATACAGAAAACTGGTGGTGGAGTTTCTTATATTTCTGTTTCTCCAGAGCCAAAAGAAAAACCAAAGCCAATAGAAACAAAACCAAAGCCAATAGAAACAAAACCAGAGAAATATGTCCAAACATGGATCTCCGGTTTTCCGGCACCAAAAGATTTGAAAGTAAAACCATATAAAAAAATAAAATTAAATAAGCCGGAAAAAAGTAAAAAGCAACCAAAAGTGAGATCAAGACAATTGACACTAAAGCTCAAAGAGTTTGTAGAATTATATCGCCAAAGCATCACTGAATCCTAAATATTTCTGGATATTATCCAAAAAAATTACAAAGGAGGACATCATGGGCGTACTAGTAGAGGTCGTAAAACCACTTCTTTTTGCTGCTATGAATTCTTGTCATACCAAGCGTCTCGTAGTTGAGTTGCTTGAGCGTTATGTAAAAACCACCGATAATGACATTGACGATCTTATTGCAGGGTCTGTAAGGACAGCACTTCTCAAAAATTGCTGATAAAAATGTTATAAAAAACAAAGAGATCTCAATCATATGAGATCTCTTTTTTAATAAATACTCTTAGATAAAAAATTTAGTAAAGGTACACAAGAATGGCACTCTGGGGAAATAGTGACAATATTTCATCTAATGGTAGAGTTTGGCTTAACTATACCACAGGTATTGTAACTGCTACTGGAACTAATTTTGGTGGTGCTGGTGCAGCTTCTGTTGGTGATGTAATTAGATTTGGTCTTGTTGGCGGCACATATTTTGGCGATGCTGTTATTGTTGGCATTGCAAGCACAACTCAGCTATCAATTGGCACCACCGCTGGTCTTAGTGGTGTAGCAATTGCGAATACAGTTTTTTCTGTATCACAGCTTCCAAAATATACTGTATTGGATAGTGAGTTTAGTCAAACTCATACAAATTATGAACCATATATTGCTGGTGTATCCACTGCTGGGATAAATGCAGCTCAGAATACTGTATATTCTCCTGCTCATGCTGGTTGGGTAGGCATTAAAACTTATGTTGATGCCGGTGGAAATTATCGAGTTAAAACAGAAGTATTAGTTGCAATGTCTGGTATTCAGACTGGCAATACTCCTCTCTATGATTCCAATCCTCTAGTTTGATATTGATTTAATTACATGTTATTTACTGAACTGAATGAGGAAAATTTTCTTCTATTTGCAATAAAAAATTATGAAAATCCTCAAGCAGTAACTAAAGAAGATTTTGATCGAGATCTAAATCACTTTAAATACATCAAACGATTGTTTAGAAGATATAAAAATACAGGTGTACTAAAAACACACCTGTTAATTAATCATTTTGTAATTTTATATAATATTTTTGGTGAAGCAACGACACCAATGTTATTTTTTAAAATAGATAATGATCTTTGGTCTTATATGAAGACCTTTGTTGTTTTCCTGAACAGATTACCAGAATACCCAAGAGGGTATATACATGACATACCAATAGATCTATATTGTTCTAAAGAATTAGAGAAGATTTCAAATGAGCAGATTTGATAGAGTCATACAAATTGTCAGAGAAAATATGGTTGCAAATTCCCCTGGTCAAGGTGGGGGATTTGGTGCTGATTCTCCAAAAGAAGGACCGACAGCTGGGTTTGACCCAAAAACTGAATTGGGAACATTCAGAAGAACTATTGGTGGATTGGTTGATAGGAGATCCAAACAATATAGTAAGAAGTATGAAGCCTGGCTGAAATCCATGGGACTTCTATAATTTACAAATAATAAATATTTTTATAATTTATTTGTTGGTGGATTATAAATTATCATTTCACTAACATGTCAGAAGAAGCAGTTAAAATCGCAGTATTAGAGCAAAAATTAATAGATTTTTCTAATATAGTGTATAAACTAGATGATGCAATAGAAAAATTAAGTGAGGTCAATTCCAACATCATAAAAATGTTGGCAGTCCATGATGAAAAAATAGAACAATGTAATAGATCCGATGATCTCATTGTTAAAATGGTAGATGGAATTAAAGATGATTATAGTAGAGAACATAAGAATGTTACAGAAAGAATAGAAAAAATAGAACAAAAAGTAGAAGAAATTAATAAAATTAAATGGATGACTGTTGGTTGTGGGGTTCTTCTTGTTGTGATGACTGGTGCGCTCGCTTCATTGGCATCAGGTTGGTGGACACCATCAGAAATGCATCAGCATCACCAAATCAATAGAACACGCTGAGCTTGACTTGAGGTCATCCTCATGCTATACTGAGTTCCGATGGGGCCTTAGTGCATGGATTTAATTGATGACAAGTACATTAATTTGCTATCTTCACGATTGGAGAAGTTTTCAAAAAAGAATCAAAATCTATACAACTGTAGGTGTCCCATTTGTGGAGATTCGAGAAAAAATAAATCTAGAGCAAGAGGATATTTTTATCAGGTAAAAAATAACACTAATTACAAGTGTCACAATTGTGGAATCAATACTTCATTTAATAATTTTTTGAAAACATTCGATCCGGTGTTACATCAAGAATATTGTCTTGAAAAGTATTCTGCTGGATTTACTGGAAAGAATTTTCCGGCGGAAGCTCCAAAATTTGACTTTAAAAAACCAAAATTTAAATCAAGACTAGATTTACCAAAGGCAAGTGAAAATTTATTGTCCAGACATTATCTAGAAAACCGAAAATTAAATCCTGATAAGTTTTATTATGCTGAAAAATTTAAAGAATGGACTAACACATTAGTTGAGACTTTTGATCACAAGGCATTAAAGTATGATGAGCCAAGAATCATTATTCCTCTTTATTATCAAAAAGAATTGATTGGATTTCAAGGAAGGGCAATTCATCCAAATCCCATTAAATATATTACAATCATGTTGGATGATGATGCTCCAAAAATTTATGGGTATGATGATGTGGATGTGAGTTATCCTGTCTATATTTTAGAGGGTCCATTTGACTCCACATTCATCAAAAATTCAGTTGCAATGTGCGGCTCCGATCTGAATTTAACAAATCTAAATATTTCTCACCCAGTCTATGTTTATGACAACGAACCGCGAAATAAAGAGATTCATGCTAGAATGATTTCCCGAATTGATGCTGGGGATAAACTCATTATATGGCCGACGACAATCAATGAAAAGGATGTGAATGAAATGTACTTATCTGGACATGATGTCCAATCTCTTGTAAAATTAAGCACTTATTCTGGATTAGAAGCAAAACTCAAGTTTAACGAATGGAAAAAGGTATGAGCAACGGAATTAAAGTTCAAAAAAGAAATGGCACTATTGAGGGTCTAGACCTCGATAAGATGCACATGATGGTTGAAGAGGCTTGTAGGGGTCTCTCTGGTGTCTCTGCTTCTCAGGTGGAGATGTCTTCTGGTCTTCAATTTTATGATGGCATCACAACCAATGATATTCAAGAAATCTTGATTAAGTCCGCTTCGGATTTGATTTCTTTAGATGCACCAAATTATCAGTATGTTGCAGCTAGACTTCTTTTGTTTTCTATTCGTAAAAGGATTTATGGTGGTAGAATTGAATTGCCACATCTAGAAGATCATATTAATACTTGTGTCATGAATCATGTATATGATCATGAGATTTATGATTTCTATTCAAAAGAAGAGATTGATAGAGCGAATTCTTTCATTGATCATGATAGAGATTTTCTGTTTACTTATGCTGGTCTTCGTCAGGTAGTAGATAAGTATCTTGTGCAAGATCGCAGCACTGGCGAATTGTATGAGACTCCTCAGTTTGCTTACATTATGATTGCGCTAACGATGTTCTCCAAGTATCCAAAAGAAACTCGTTTGTCATATGTGAAAAAGTATTATGATGCAATATCAAAGCATAAAATCAACATCCCAACGCCTATCATGGCTGGAGTGAGAACTCCACTTCGTCAATTTGCTAGTTGTACTTTAATTGATGTTGATGATACATTGAATAGTATTATTGCTTCTGATGGTGCAATGATGAAGTATGTTTCTGGTCGTGCTGGAATTGGTCTTAATGTTGGTAGACTTCGTGCAATCGGTAGTAAAATTCGTAATGGGGAGGTCGTATCTACTGGAGTTGTTCCTTTCCTTAAGAAGTTTGAAGGTTCTCTGAAATCTTGCCATCAAGGTGGAATTCGACAAGGTAGTGCTACTGTATATTTCCCAATTTGGCATAGTGAAATTGAGGATGTAATTGTACTCAAAAATAATAAGGGAACAGAAGAAAACAGAGTTCGTAAGCTTGATTATGGAATTCAACTATCCAAAATTTTCTACGAACGATTTATCAAAAATCAAGATATAACTTTGTTCTCGCCTCATGATGTTCCAGGTTTATATGATTCGTTTGGAATGCCTGGATTTGATCAACTTTATGTTCAATATGAAAATAACACAGAAGTTCCTAAAAAGACAGTAAAGGCACAGAAGCTTATTTTAGACTTACTAAAAGAAAGAGCAGAAACTGGTCGTATTTATCTTATGAATGTTGATCATTGCAATTCGCATAGTTCATTTCTTGAGCAGGTTGTGATGAGCAATCTTTGTTGTGAAATTACACTTCGTACAAAACCAATTCAAGATTTGCATGACGAAGAAGGTAGAATCGCACTTTGTATCTTGAAGGCACTTAATGTTGGTAAAATTAAATCTGATGATGAACTAGAAGAACTTTGTGATTTGTGTGTTAGGACCCTCGATGAATTGATTGATTATCAGTCTTATCCAGTTAAAGCAGCAGAACTTGCAGCTAAAGAGGGAAGAACCCTTGGTGTTGGCGTAATTGGATTAGCTCATTATCTAGCCAAACTTGGATTCAAGTACGAACAACCAGAAGCCTGGAGTGCAGTTCATGGGTTGGCGGAAAGTATTCAATATTATCTACTGAAAGCTTCTAATCAATTGGCAAAAGAAAAAGGTGCTTGCGTTGACTTTCCTTCTACTAAGTACGCAAAAGGAATTCTTCCAATCGACACTTACAAGAAAGAAGTTGATGAAGTTTGCAATGATCCATACCAGCACGATTGGGAGGGACTTCGTAAAGATATCCTTGAGTATGGTTTGAGAAATACTACACTTACCGCAATCATGCCAAGTGAGAGTAGCTCAGTTACATCTAATGCAACCAATGGCATTGAACCTCCTCGTGGTTATATGTCTATTAAACAATCTAAAAAGGGAACAATCAAGCAAATTGTTCCTCAATACAATAGTCTCAAGAATAATTATACTCTTCTTTGGGACAT